CTAGTTCTACTAGTTGTGTTACCCTTAGCATATGAAATATAAATAACTTGGGAGTCATATAATTTCCTTTCTTTTACATTATCACCAAAATATTGATACCAGATTTGAACAGTTTGACCAGCTGCATTTCTTTCGATAGCAGGAGTTAATGAAATAGGATCAATCTCCTTAAATCCAACAATCTGTTTACCATCATCAGAATAGACTATTTCAAAGGATAAGAATCCGTCGATAAGAAATTGTCTAAAGTACTGCCAAGCAGAAATTCCGTTATTAAATCCATGGGAGACATAAATCTTACGAAAGTTATCTCTTAGAGATCCTATCATTTCTTCAGATAACTCCAAATTAACTAGGGATAAACCACAGCAAAAATTTCTATCATCATAAACAATAGCTTCGTCTGCAAGAATATCTAAGATCCATTCAATTTCAGCATTGATTGCAAATCTTCTTAGAAATTCTCTTTTAAAGGGATACTCTTTATCAAAGTATGCAATATATTTTCTATTTGACGTATCCTGAGCTGCTAAGCTGTAAATGAAATCTTCATCAGCATCTCCTAGTGCTAATCTCTGTCTCATCATTGCTTCAGACACACCGATGGCCTGTGAATTTTTCACTACAAGATCCTTATACTCCATTCCGAAAGATCCAATCTTACTTACGGTTTTAAGTATTCTCCCCATATTGGGATTGTTCTGCGAAAAGTTGTCTATGAATCCTGCCATTTTTTAAAGTTTAAACTCGTCTTGTTTTTCTTCACCACCTTCTGCTGGTGCTTCGCCCTCTTCAGCTTTCTTTTCCTCCTCTTTCTTTGCCTCCTCTGCTTTCTTCTTTTCCGCCTTCACTTTAGCATTCTCGTTTGCTATCTTATCATCATCAGTCATGCCTAGATATTTGTCCAGAACATATCTTAATGAAAAATAAGGGTTTCCGTCTCCGTCCATAAGACCGGAGATTTTACTTACCTGATCCTTTCTAGCATTAAGAATTTCCATATATCTAATTTCAGCAAAAGAGTTATCCTTCACATAATCCAATCCAAATTGACTCTTAACCATGAAATCCTTTTGATATTTAGGATAGTCCAAGCTAAATTGAATCCATAGTGGCTTAAGCATGATATCTTGGAAAATAGATCTTAATCGGGTGATAAATTTGAAGAATCTGATCTCTTCCTGATCCAGACCCTCGGCATTACCACTATATGTCCCCTGTGTTCCTCTGTCTTCTCTATCAAATCTTGAATAAGGGATCTTGGAATCAAGTTTTAATTTATCAGCAAAATATGATAGAGCTTTCAGATCACTAAAAGGAGTAGCATCTCCAGATCCAGCTAATGGGGTAATATCTGGGGCGCCGTTTGGGGTAGACGGCATTAAATAGTTCTTAAAGAACTGGATATTCGGTCTACCATTTACAAAAAGTTCTCCAGAATCTGAATCTAATCTAATATCCTCTTTATAGATACTCATTAGTTCTGCTAAAGACTGTTTTGCTTTTTGTGGTGATTTAGTTCCAATAGGAACTGTCATTGTCATTCTATAGGAAGAATTCATCACGTTCCAGATAATTCTGGTGTGTTCCATGATTCTAAGTAGATTGAAGGATCTAACCAATCTCTCAACATAACTTAATCTTGTTATAGTATTTCCCTTTGCGTATGAAATGTAAATGATTTGAGAATCATATAACTTTCTAGTCATCGCAGGATTGTCCGGATATTGGATCCAACATTCAACGAAAGATCCGTCTAATTGTTTTTCAACGGATGGTAAAAGAGACGCAGGATCTAATTCTTTAAATCCGATAATCTCCTTACCTCTTTGGTCAAAAACGATTTCAAATGCTAAGATACCATCAACTAGGAATTGCCTAAAAAAGTGCCAAGCCGAAATACCCTCATTAAAACCAAAAAGATTATAAATTTGTTTATATCTCTCCTGAATCTTATCCTCTAGTTTATCCCCTATTTCTTTGATATCCACATTGGAAAAATAAGCAAAGAAGTTTTTATCATCATAAACTATTGCTTCGTCGCAGACTGTATCTAGAATGAATTCAATTTCAGGATTTAAAGCAAACTGACGGAGATAAACCTTTTTGTTAGGATAATCCTTATCAAAGTAAGCAACGTACTGTTTAGCACTGGTATCCGCTTTCCTGAGAGTATAAAGAAGACTTTCATCAACGTTTCCCTTATCAATGAACTGAGCTTCTGTTACACCAATGGCCTGGGAGTTCTTCACTACCATATCCCCATAGCTCATTCCGAACGTCCCTATTTTCTTTAGGTTGTTCCAAATATTACTAAAAAAAGGATTTAATCCATTGTCTCCTAAAAATCCAGCCATTATCCGTATTTATTGTATATATCGTTTAATACAGCCCCCTCCAAAGATTTGGTATCTAGATAAACAAGATACTTCCATTCCTCCCGAGGAATCTCTTTTAAACCCTTAATTTTTTCCAACTTATATCCGTTGTATGCATGATTATACTTGATACCACCCATTAAAGTTTCTAAAACCTCCTTATCGAACCTTAAAGGAAGCTGTGATCCTTTATCTCTTTTATCGTTCTGATCCATCATTTTTCCATAGACAGCATGCAAACGAATTAAAAAGTTCTTACGATCCCTGGGTGTTAAAAGTATCATATCAATTCCAACTAAATTGCTTTTGGTCAGGGTTATTTCTCTAGAATCTAAAAAAAGAACAGGTCTATGATTAATATAATCTCTTTCGTTCTTTAATGAGGAGTCATAAAAAAATGTATAAATCTTTCCAGGGATCAGCGATTTAAGACTATCAGATTGCTTAAGAACCGAATAATTGTTTCTGTAGTGTAAAAAACTCTCCTCTGTTAGTTTAGCCGGAGATCCAGATTTTTCTATGGCCTCCGCAAGCTCCCTTTTGAAGTCCATTATCTAAAAATAAAATTTTCATCTACTGCTCCGAATCTATATCCGTTATGCTTAGCAAATCTAGTTGCTGCATCAAATTTTGCTCGATTAACAATCCAAGTCTCCATTTGTTGGTTATAGCTTCTGATCTTTTTTTCTGTCATATTTCCTTCTATGACTGGTTTTTTCTCCAATTGATATTGACTAGAAGGTTTAATTTCAATCAGCCACCCTTCCTCCTCTCCATCGGTTTTTTTCACCTTTATGTAATAGTCTGGGTGATAAGTGTGGGACTTTTTATCAATAGGACTCCAATATTCAATACCAACTGGTTCAGATGACCATTTTAGTATATTTGGATTCTGATCACAATATTGACAGAACCTTCCTTCCCAGGAAGATCTGTAAATTATATTATGAATGTCACCAATGTATTTTTCAGGATTTCTTGGAACGAATTTTCCTGACTTAAATCTGCCATTAGGCTTAACTGATTTAATGTTAACCTTAGACATTATAATTTTGGTTATCTTCTTTGGTTATCCTGGAAAAAGGTATTGTTTTAATAGATCTGGTAGAATGGATTTTTTTCCATCCCTTTTGCATGCCATTCTTGGCAATCTGAGAAATAAAAGCAAATGGGTTATCAGACTTAGCAGGATCAAATCTGTCCCAGTATTTAATCAAATCTTCTAGACCGAAAGCTATGCAATCTTCTTTGTCTTCGATATCCCTGTAGGATTTTGTTTTAGAAAGTCCATTAACTATAAGAGTAAACATCTTAACTGTTTCTGGTGTTAATCTTCCTTTGTCTTTAGATTCAAGCAGTGCTCTCTTTAAATCCTTGTTTTTTACATTAGTTTTCGGTGAAGTTATTTTGGAGGGCTTCAATTTGTTTTTGAATGTCTTCCTCTAGTTGTGCAAGTCTATTAATAGAATCTTGTATAACCCTTAAACCTATTTTACTGTTGGATTCGCTACTTGTTTCTAATTCTTTTAGTTTTCCTATGGTTTTATGTAGATCCTCACTAAAAAGTAAGAGTTCGTTACCTGTTTCATCAGGAACGAACTCTTCGTTATTGTTTTCCAGTATTGTTTTTACTTTTTTTTTGTTCTTGCTTTAGGTGCTTTAGCTAGACCAGCTCTGTTTAGAGGCTCGTGATCTTTTTTACCGTTCTTATTGTGGTTACCTGGTGCTTCTGCTAATTCAGCGTCGTCTAGATTTTCTACGAATTTCTTAGGCTTCTCTGATTTTCCCTTAGGTGCTTTTTCTACGTGTTGATTAGCTTGTGACTCAGCTAATTGGTGATCATCTAAATTTTGAATAAATGAAGCACCATCCTTAGCCTTTCCCCCAGGTGCTGTTGCTAAATTTTGTCCTTTAACTAGGGATTTTAAAAGTCCTGTCCATTCTTTTCTTGATCCTTTAAATGGAAGTTTAGCTAAATTCATATCTCCAGAAACTCCTACAGTTTCTTTGGCTTTTTTGCCACCTCCTACTTTAAGAGATCCTAGATTATGTTTGCCTAAATCGTCGATATCTTTTGCTGCAGAAGCTGCATTACTCTTAGGAAGAGTTGCTAAATTGTGTTTAGCTAGATCATCAACATTTTTTGCAGATGATTTAGCTCCCTTAGAAGGTGCTTCTGCAAGATTCATATCTTGTTTTTCGTTAGTTTGTCCAATTGCATCAATTTCATTTGATACCTCAAGATTAACATCAGAAATCTCGTCGTCAGTATCCATTACATCACTGAAGAAGAATTCTCCAGTTTTTCCATTCTCAAACATTACAGTGTAAGTTTTAGAATTTCCATTAACTCCAACAACTTTACCTCTTTCACCACTTCTTTTTACTTTAATATCAGTGTTGATAGCGTATCCTTGGTTTTCATTAACTGATACTTTTTTATGTCCTTTTTCGAATCTTTCAATTTCAACTGTGATTTGATTCCATTTAGATTTAAGTGTATTAGATTCTACTTGAAGCATTGCTTG